CTATTGTCAAGCTAGGAGGCAAACTCCAGGTGGGACAACCCACCTCCAACCTAAGCGAGCTCGGGTTGGATCTTCGTCGGAAACATGTAGGTCACCAGCATAGACAGGTTTACCGTCTATGTAGTTCTGCCGATCAAGGCAGTTGGGAGGTATCCCTAAGGGAAACTTCTCAGCATGACGTTCATGTAACTTACGAAGAGAAAGAGCAAGATAGGCCGATTCAACGCCGGGAAGGCGCCGAGTCGAACCTATGACTGCACGAAGCCTAAAACCACGATTCACATCGAGGCGGTAGGTTGAAGCAAAGATCTCGTCGAGACTCACAAGGAACCCAGTGTCTGCAAGATCGCCGTAAGGCGAGATGCAAGCTCTAAGTCCCTTCGGACAATCGCGCCGAAGGCGAGAAGCAGGAGCAAGATCCTTAGGATCTTGACCCACGCGACTCGCCCATCGGACGAGCCGATTATGAGCTCGAATAAATTCAGCTTCTTTCGTGAAGATCTCCTTTTGGTAGCAAGGGGTGACTTCTGAATCATTGAAATAGTGCCTTCCACAAGACTCGTAGAAAAGCCCAGTGATATGCGTTTTATCGCTATTCACTGAGAATCCACAGAATTGTAGTAACTCGATTACTCGAGTGGCATACGTCGATGAAACAATGAGGTCGTCCCCGTAAACCGAAAGGACTCCCCCTGGCATCACGTCTTCTCGGACACTATCACATAGCGCCCAGAAGATTAGTGACTCCAACTCGAAGGTGTATCCATTACCCATGGACGACCACTTTTCGAGCCTGACCTTCGATCCATCCGGCATGAGTGCCGTATGGCTTCGGAGAGCGTCGAGTAAGAACGCCCAGTCAGGGGGCAGGAGCTCGTAAACGAGTTCCCTGCTCACGGTATCAGACGCCGCTTTAAGATCTAAAGTGGCCAAGTTATCGCGAGCTGCCAATGCGGCGAGCCCTTGATTAACTGCTTGATTGTCAAGGTCGATACCACGCCTCTTAAGACACCTACGAAAATAACCTCCCACTCCTTTCTGGAGGTAGATGTTACCAGTAGGTTCGATCGCAATTACGCGATCAGTCTTAGAGGACTTTGGCACAGTTGTGATCCTACAAGAGTCAACAACAGAGAAGACTGAAGGATTTATCCTCCAGTCACCTTCTGGAAATTGACCAAGTAAGGCATATGACCAGTGAAGATCATATCGGATGACGCTCTCCAATAACTCGAGAGCTCTTCCGCTAACTGTGATAGGAGCTGCCGTCATTTTCTCATCCACATGGGCCTCTCGACGTTTTCGGTCGAAGGTAGCCCCGGGACTCCACCCAAAGTACGGAGAAATGCAATGAATACTAGCCGGTCCTAGAAGTTTAGCTATTTTATTCTTCGCACGGAATATCCGTGCAGAGACCCAAGGATCTGAAGCCTTGGAGCGAAACTCTTTGATTCGGACATTAGTTTCTCTGCAAATCATCTCGGAAGCGTCGAACTTCTCGAGGGCGACAGAAGCAACGTCGATATTAACTTTATGTCCCTTGTACTTAGACAGGTACTCGGAACAAAGATAATCACCGGCAAACTTCTCTCTGTCGTACTCTAGATAATCCCCTATCGGCAAGCTAAAGTCAAGAAGCTCTTGAGGAGCATACTTGAACCTAAGCCATAAGGATAGAGAGATCGGCGTGTTAACATGCTTGCACAAGGCGAAGAAAACCTCGTCTATCGGGTAAGAACCCGTGTGTAACATGGAGCGCTCCTTGAGTACTTAGTACACGTTTTGGAGAGTCTCGACCATGCCAACGACTTGAGTGTCGGCAAGGAGGAGAGCGAACATCTTGCGGATATCCTTTCGATTCTGCAAGGTGTCCCGCTCAGGGAGAATGAAGTCACACGTGCACCGGTTGACGTAAGAGACCGTCGGCGGAGGCGTAATGCCAGCGTCGTTAGTCCCAAGCGTTTCCAACACGGGCAAGTGAAACCCCACCTTTACCCTATTCACGCGGTTCGAAGAAGAAGCCACACCATTCCCAGCAGGCGGCGTACGAATCAGCTGAAGGCTGATGCGCCAAAACCCGACAGGAGTGGATTGTGACTGATCCTCGTACCACCAGACACCATTGGTATCTGGACCGAGCGGAGTGAAAGTGTGGTTCACAGGAGTACCCTGTGCGTCAGCGAGGACAATCGCGGTGACTGCGGACATGGACAAAAGTCCTTTAAATAGTTGTCGAACAAAAGCTCGGCAAAGCCGAACCACTCGATAGCAATTTCTTGGCGTAGTTCATGAAAGTGTTATTTCCTTCCGATGAAGTTCCGCAAGAGTGAAGCGGCGCTAACAAGCCGCTGCCAACCAAGGTTGACTTGGAAGCTAGGAAGAGTAGGCATAGGAACAGAGCCTACCGGAACCCGCCTCTTATAAGAGTACTGTTCGTAACCTTCGGCCTGCCAGATGCGAGTCGCACCCGCAACAACAGACTGATAGTTCGTAAGAGTCCCTTCGAGGCGAGAAAGGTAACCTCCGACCTCATACCCTCTCTTGAAGCCCGTGCCATAAGCAAGGGCACCTTCCAAAGCTCTAAGGTAACCTCCGACGTCGATTAGCCAATCGGCGACGAAGGAGTACGGCGTCAGTTCCCAAAGTATGCTAACCGGATTAAGGCTAGTATACCCACCGAGCTGCTGCTTGAAGGAGTTACCGATTTCGAACTCAGCCACAACCTCGTAACGGACATTTTGGATCGCGGACACTATTTCTAGTGACCCCGGCCCAGCAGTGTCTTTATACGTAGACTGTGACCAAGAACGATCTCGAGCCTTCCCTTTAACCCGAGCGTAAGCGAAAGTTCGCCTGTGCATAAGCGCATCAAGGGTGCCATATACGCTGTTAAACAGCGGACGTGCACCATACTGATACGCAAGCCAGTGCTTATGCCACTCACGCGGGTGAAAGGATCGTACATGCCTGATCAGCTTCAAGGAGTCGACCCATAATTTCTTTACCTGATGAGCTTCGGCGATGTCGACGGACAGGTCAAGACCTGAACCAACGCCACCAGACCGAATCTTATCATAAAGATCTCCTAATGCCGAGTTTCTCAGCATAGAAAGGGGATCAGGTAAAGAAGGAGTACGGGACCACGTAAGAATCTGACCAACCGAGTTCAGAGTGTCAGAGGGCGTATCTCGAAAGAACGTACCGACATAATCCGAACTGATATGCCTTCGGAATTCGTGAGTATAAATAGTCTTGCGATCGCCATGAAGCTGATCAGCGAATACAGTAAGACCGGCAGAACCAGTTTGCGGCCGCGATAACGTGACCGAAGACTGATGAGTCGACTTATTATATACCGTTTGACTAGTCTCAGTGAAGAAAGCTTGACTATTCGTCCTCATGATAATCCTTTAACATAATCAACGCGGGCCGACTTCACAAT